CAAGAATTTGAGGCGAGCTTCGAGAATCTGACTGGCCTGGTAGCGATCAGCTTCTCAGACGAGAACATTTCGACCGAGGCGAAGGACATTTCGATCCAGCCATTGCTGTTGGGCGTTGACTTCAACGTTGATCCAATGAGCGGCATTGTTGCCGTCAAAGACGGTCATACGTTGTATGTGTTTGACGAGATCATGTTGACGGGCGGGGCCACCACTTGGGATTTCGCGGAAGAGGTGACCCGTAGATACGGTGTGGAGCGTAGGGTTATTGCGTGTCCTGACCCTACGGGTGGTGCTCGGAAGACGAGTGGAGTGGGCGTAACGGACCACGCGATCTTGCGAAAGAGTGGTTTTACGGTCCAGTCACCCCGATCGCCGTGGAAGATCAGGGACAAGATTACTGCTGTTAATACGGCGTTACTAGATGCGTCTGGCGATCGACGTGTTTTGATCCATCCACGCTGTAAAGAGCTAATCAAAGCCCTTCGGACCCTCACTTATTCTCCTGGAACGGGCCTGCCGAACAAGAATTTGGGTGTTGACCACGCTTTTGACGCCTTTGGGTACCTCTGTTTGCAACAATTTAACCTTGCGAAACCAGAGACTTTGGGCTCAACGAGTTATCGGATTTATTAAGGGCCTTATTTTCCTCAAAATAGTGACATAGAGCGGCAAAAAGGTGCCCTTCTTTCTTCGGTTCAGGGAATCCGAAGGAACAATTTGAGTCCATCCAGTGGATGCAGGTTGCACATCTGCGATTGGTGCGGCGGGGGAGTTCAGGGAATAGCTCTCCGTAGGTTTTGCCATTACGGATGTTGCCGATAACGCCATGAACGACGCCTAGCTCTTTGGCGATAGCCCTGTCAGTGAGGGCACTTTCGAGGACGTAGCGAACTTGATCGCGAGTAAGCCTGCGCTTCTCGGAAATTTGCTTCTTCATGTGACTACTGTACTACGTAAGGCTTAAAAGTGTTATTGAAGTCGCTAAGATTTGCGCTGTACCTTTCAATCGGTACTGATCGTCCGCTGTCGGGAGCCAGCGGTGAGGAATGCGGGCGCGAGAGCCGGTTCTAGCTCCCACTCCTATGATTGAGACAGCAAAAGTAGTCTCATGGCCTCCAAAAACAGCAAAAAGTCAGCGGCAATGAAGCGCTGCGAGGGTTACATGAAGGCTGTCCGCAAAAACAAGAAAAAATCGACTGGTAAGAAGAAAAAGTGATCAGTAGACTGGGGTGACGCTGCATTTTTGTCATGCCTGGTCATTACGGCTCTAAAAAGAAGCCCAAAAAAGGCACCAAAAAGGGCGGCAAGAAGATGTAACTGGCCATGGCGCGTAAATTCCGCAAAACCCGCAAAGATCCCAAGACTGGGGTAGCACAGAAGTACCTTTCTGGGTCAAAAAATCGAGCCGCTAAAGCGGCTGAAGTCAAAAGGACTGCAGCGAAGTACAAGCGGGGCGAGAATATCGACGTTGCCGCAATCAGTCGTTCCAGGAGCGCTCAAGATGCCAGCAAAACCACTAAACGAAAAAACAAAAAAGGCCCTAAGAGAAAAGGCTGAAGGCACTCGCTTTACTTATGGCGAGCTGGCTCAGGTCTATCGTCGCGGCCAAGGAGCATATCTCTCTAGTGGCTCTCGCAATGTCTCCATGGCAGCATGGGCTATGGGTCGCGTAAACAGCTACATGACGGGCAAAGGAGGCGCCCGCAAAGCAGACGCAGACATTTACAAAAAATCTCGGGGTAAAAAGTAATGGCTAATGTTGGCACCACCGTTGTTGACCGTTTTACCAACACGGTTGAGTTCACTGGCAACTCAATGAGTTCAGTTGACGACTGGTTTCAAGTTGCTGCCCACTCTAGTGAGTTTGCTTTTGCCGCAAATGTCACCAGCACTGCTAACTTTACTATTGCGCTAGAGGCAAACTTTAACGGCAATGGCAACTGGTTCACGATTGACACCAGTAAAACAATTAACTCCGCTGGTCAATACGTTTATTTCTATACCGGCAAAGCAGCCACATTGATTCGGGTGCGAATTGCGGCCATATCATCTGGCACGGTAGCTTTAACGCCGCATATTGTCGTTGCTTACCATGGCTAAAATCCAACGCGGCGGCCATACGTTCGATGGCTACAACAAACCAATCGCCACTCCAGGTCATTCCAGCGGCAAATCTCACGCTGTTGTAATCAAAGAGAACGGCAAGGATCGTTTGATTCGGTTTGGCCAGCAAGGCGCAAAGACTGCGGGCAAGCCAAAGCCTGGCGAAAGTGAAGCTATGAAAAAGAAGCGTGCTGCATTCAAGAAACGGCACGCAAAGAACATTGCTAAGGGCAAAACCAGTGCCGCATATTGGGCTAACAAAGTAAAATGGTGACATGACTTACTCCGTCCCAGGGCTCGTAAGGACCCATCTGGTCAGCAGCTCCTATATGGGGAGTGTTGACAGTCCATTCGTCCGTACTCGGGCGGTGATCGACCAGATGAAAGGCTGGGAGATTATGAAGGCCGTCACTTCTGGGACGGAATATCTACGAGAAAACTGCGAAACCTTCCTTCCGTTAGAACCACGCGAAGACTATTCCGCATATCTGGCACGTGTTAATCGTGCAGTTTTTTCTCCTTATACACAGCGTTTGATTCGTGCAGCAGCAGGCTTGATCCTGCGTAAGCCGATCAGCATTGAAGGTGATCCGTATTGGACGGATGTTTTCAATAAGGATGTGGACGGTTGCGGTTCAGATCTTGATGAATACGCTCGTCGTCTTGTTATTTGTGCCCTGACCTACGGGCATTGTCACACTCTCGTTGATTTTCCAGCGCCTAGTGATGCGAGAAGTCTTGCTGAAGAGCGTGCTCTTAATCGTCGGCCCTATTGGATTGAAGTGGATCCAACCAACGTCTATGGCTGGCGGTTGGACCGTGAAACGAACTATGGCAAGCTCACGCAGATCCGAATCGGAGAGAAAGCCGTCGTAGCTGACGGTGAGTTTGGCGAAAAAGTTTATGACCAGATCCGTGTCATCGAGCCAGGTCGTTATCGCGTCTATCGACAGGAAGAAGATACGAAGCAAATGCAAGGGCCTTTCCCATACCCCGCTTCGTTTGACCAGTCAGACGCTACGGCGCAATTTGAACTGGTGGAATCGGGCCCTTACAGCCTTGAGGAGATCCCGCTGGTAACGGTCTATGCCAACAAGGTCGAGACGATGGTTAGTCGTCCACCGTTGCTGGACATTGCTTATCTCAACCTGGCTCACTTCCAGCGCCAAGCTGACCTGATCCATAGTCTGCATATCGCTTCTCAACCGATGCTGGTGCTCGAAGGCTGGGACGATCAGACAAAAGACATGGCGATCAGCGTGAATTACGCGATGGCCACTCAGCCTGGAAACAAGGTTTATTACGTTGAGCCTGCTTCTAGTGCATTTGAAGCGCAGACCTCTGAGATCCAAGAGCTGCAACAACAAATGAGTAGCTTGGGAATCAGCACCCTCAGCCAGCAGAAGTTTGTTGCTGAGTCTGCTGATGCCCGCCGTCTGGATCGGATCGATACCAATTCAATGTTGGCGATGGTTTCGATGGATCTAGAGAGCGGACTGCAAAAGGCTTATAACCTTGCCGGTCAGTATCTCGGTATTGAGCCTCCCAAGGTGAAGATCAGCCGTGACTTTGACCTGCAACGTCTTATCGGCCAAGACATTACTGCAATGGGTCAGCTCTTTGAGGATGACATCATCAACCGCGAAGAGTTCCGCGACATGTTGGTGCAAGGTGAGATTCTGCCTAAAGCGGCAGAGTCGTCAGAATCTTCTACGGCGGTACAGTAGAAAAAAGACTTCTAGGTACCCATGGCTAAATCAATGGACCGAGTTCCTCAAGCTGATGGAACTTACAAGTGGGAACTTGTTGAGATCACACAGGCTTACTTAGAGGAACGTGCCGCCAAAGAAAAAGCCCTCGCCGAAGGCACCCCATTTCCTGGTACGGAAAAACCAAAAACAGTTCGTCGTCGGAAGAGTACTAAAGTAGAGGAGTCAACTGATTCCAACTGATGGAAGAACAAGTCATCCAGGAGACTCCAGTGGTGTCTCCTGAACAGCCCGTGGCTGCGACTGAGAACACCGTCAATATCGACGTTTCTGCTTATGAACAGCAGATCGAAGCGTTGAAAACCCGTGCTGTTGAAGCCGAGGAAAAATTCCAAGGCATCAAAGGCAAACTTGACGAGGTTTATAAGAAGCAAGACGATCAACGCCGCAAAACCCTAGAAGATCAGGGTCAGTGGAAAGATCTTTGGGAAGAAGCCAACAAAACGGCTCAAACCAAGGATCAACAAATCGCAGATTT